GAGCTCAACGAGTGGGACGCCTTCGAGTCTGACTCCAAGGGCAACTGGACCTGTGTGACGGGCCGCTTCCACAGCCATGTCGGGCTCGACAGCGATGACTTGCTTGGCTACGGCTGGCTGAACTCAGTCCACCCTGATGACCGAGAGAGGGTCTCGAGCGAGTGGACTACGGCTCTCAGCCAAGAGAGGGACTGGATTACCAAGTTCTCGAGCCGCAACATCCACACCGGGGAGAGCCATGAGTACCGCATCCGGGCTGAGGCTCTCAGAATGAACGGAAGCCTGATCGGCCACCTGGGCCTGATCGAGCGTGACTACTCCGAGGAGGAGACCAATGACTGACAACTTCAAGACCCTGCACGATGCTCTGGTGTCAGAGCTCCTGAGCCGTGTGCAGTCAGGCGATGCCACACCATCGGACCTGAATGTGGCGCGTCAGCTGCTCAAGGACAACGGGATCATGTCGGCGCCCAACAACAAGCCTGTTATCAAGCTGGCTGACCGCCTGCCCAAGTTCGATGGCGGTGATGAGGTGCCCAGCAAGGCCGCTAAGGAGGCTTAGTGCAGTACGACTACCAGGATGAGGCTCTGAGGGACTTCCGGGCCTTCCTCTGGCTGGTCTGGGAGGAGCTTGGGCTGCCTGAGCCGACCCCAATCCAGCTTGACATCGCCCAATACCTCCAGCATGGGCCCCGAAGGCGCATGGTGCAGGCGTTCCGGGGTGTGGGCAAGTCCTGGATCACCTCTGCATATGTCATGTGGCGGCTCTACTGGAACCCGCAGGAGAACATCCTGGTGGTTTCGGCCAGCAAGGAGCGTGCTGACAGCTTCTCGATCTTCACTCAGCGCCTCATCAGGGACATTGAGTGGCTCCAGCCCCTCATGCCGCGTGAGGATGAGGGCCAGAGGAAGTCGATGATCGCCTTCGATGTCGGCCCTGCGGGTGCTTCGCACGCGCCATCGGTCAAGTCGGTGGGGATCACAGGCCAGATGACGGGATCTCGAGCCGACTGCCTGATTGCAGACGATGTGGAGTCCCTGTCGAACAGCGACACGCAGCTCAAGAGGGACAAGCTGGCCGAGGTGGTCAAGGAGTTCGACGCCATCCTCAAGGTCAAGGGTGAGGTGGTGTACCTGGGCACCCCTCAGACCGAGGAGAGTGTCTACAAGCACCTCCCTGAGCGTGGCTACGACATCCGAGTGTGGCCCGCCAGGTATCCTCGAGAGGAGAAACTGCCTGCCTATGACGGCCTGAACAGGTCTCTGGCCCCGGTCATCAAGAGCAAGGTGGTGGTCGATGACCGCTACCAGGGCCACCTCGAGTGGCAGCCGACTGACCCTGAACGCTTCAACGAGTTGGAGCTCGCAGAGCGTGAGGCCAGTTACGGGCGCACGGGATTCGCCCTCCAGTTCCAACTGGACACCAGCCTCAGCGACCAGGAGCGTTACCCGCTGCGGGCCAGGGACCTCATCGTGATGCCCTTGGACATCGACACGGCTCCCGAACGGATCCTGTGGAGTGGAGACCTCGAGAACCGCATCAAGGAACTCGAGTGTGTGGGCATGGCCGGTGACGGCTTCCAGCGCCCCTACAAGGTCGAGGGTGACTACGACGAGTACCAGAGTTCCATCATGGCGGTGGACCCTGCTGGTCGAGGCCGGGATGACACAGCCATCTGTGTGGTCAAGTCACGGCTGAACAAGCTGTATGTCACGGCCTGGGAAGCCCTGCCAGGGGGCTACGACACGGCGACCCTCGAGCGCATCGCAAGGATCGCCAAGGAGCAGCAAGTCCACCAGATCGTTGTCGAGAGCAACTTCGGTGACGGCATGTTCAACAGCCTGCTGTCTCCGATCCTCCACAGGATCTACCCGGTCGCCCTTGAGGAGGTCAGGCACTCCAAGCAGAAGGAGCGCAGAATCGCGGATGTCCTTGAGCCTGTCTTGGGCGCCCATGCGCTTGTCATAGACGAGGATGTGGTCCGCAGGGACTACTCCACACGGGCTGACCTGCCCTTCGAGGACCGCCTCAGGCGCATGGGGATCTACCAGATGACCCGCCTGACACGCCAGAAGGGAGCCCTGGTCCACGATGACAAGCTCGACTCCCTCAGCATGGCCGTGGCTGCACACCAGTTGGCCCTCGAGATCGACGAGGAGAGAGCCATCGAACGGCTGAGAGAGCAAGAGTGGGAGGATGCGATGGACGCTCTCTTCAAAGAACCCTTTGGCTCTGACGAGCTCGAGGCCCACACCTGGATCGACACCTCACTCAGCTAGGAGACCCCCATGCCGAAAGTAAACGGAAAGTCCTACCCCTACACCAAAGCCGGAAAGGCAGCCGCCAAGAAGGCAATGAAGAAGAAGGGCAAGAAGAAGAAGAAGTGACCCCGCAAGTAGGACTCCCGTGAGGAGACCAGACATGAAGAAGAAGAAGAAACCGGGCCTCTACGCCAACATCAATGCCAAGCGGAAGGCGGGAAAGAAGATGCGGAAGAAGGGCGATAAAGGCGCCCCCACCGACGCTGACTTCCGAGCCGCCGCCAAGACGGCCAAGAAGACCAAGAAGAAGGGTCGCCGCAAGTGACCCCAGATGCCCTGAGACCGCCTGGGAGCCCCTCTCACGCCCGTTTAGGGCGGGGACGAGTCAAACCCCGTATGGGGGAGACAAGCCCTTAGAGAGCCTCTCAGGCGGTCTTAGGTAGTAGTGCCCGATACGCCTGGACGGTGTGGAAGACAACATCCTTGTAACCCCCGTGTTACCAGGGGGTTGGGATTTCTCCCGAGTATGCGGAGCATGGGGGAGGGACCCTCCTACGGATAAGAGTAGAGAGACCCTAAAGACCTATAGAGAAACTATGGATCTGTGAGACACAGAGTTTGATACGAAACTGGACCCCCACAGCAGGAATAGTCTTTCTATACCCATCAACATGAAGAAGATCCTTCTGACGGCAGCTGTCACCCTCCCTCTCCTGGCGGGGTGTGAAACCCTACGCGCACTTAGCCAAGCCTCCCTGTCCCCTGAGCAGGTCGAGCAGCTTGATACCTACACCGCTGAGATCGCGGAGAAGGAGAAGATCATTGAGGGCCTTGAGGCCCAGGTTGCTGACCTCACCGTCAAGACCGCCGAGGAGCTTGCCGAAGGCGATGCCAGCCAACTGGCTAACCGGGTCTCGCTCCTCATGGAGATCCAAGAGCTCCACTCCAAGACCGTCGAGGAATACAAAGACGCCATCGCCCAAGAGCGCGAGATCATCGCCTCTGGGACCCGCAAGGTGACTGATGGCTTCCTCGCAGTCGCCGCACCGTTCATCCCCGCACCCATTCAGCCTCTCCTACCCTTCGCAAGCAGCCTCCTGGTCCTTGCGCTGTCCTCCAGGGCACGCAAGCACACCGGGAAGGCCATCGCTGCAACCGCCAAAGGGGCCCTTGGGGACGCCATGAGCTCCATCCTCAAGGCTGTGGGGGCCAAACACACCTCTGAGACCCCCGAGGACATCCTCCAAGACGCCCTGGCAGCTGCTCAAGCCGCCTATGCACGCGGAGAGATCACCCTCGAGAAGCTCGAGGCCGTCAAAGCCGCCGTTAGCGCCTCCCAGGTCGGCTGAAAGCTGCCCGGAAGGGTGCCGTGCGTGCTCTATTGACTCCGTTCTGGGGGGAGGGGCGCCTTCAAGGTTCCATGTGGGGCCTTGGGCATATCGAGTAGCTCCTCCCTCCTGTATCTCCACGACTGAGACCAAGGGTCTCGGTGGTTTTGCCAGAGATTTCTGAGCCCCCATATATCGTGTAGAGCATCCCCCGTCCCCCCCGTGGGGGCCCCTCGAGCCCGCTGGCGGGGGTGTGGGGGGTGACAGCGGCGGGGGCCCGGCGCAACCCCAGGCGGGGCAGGGGTCCGCGGGTTCCGGTGGGAACCCGTGCCGGGCCAGGCGCCGGGGGTCGGCGGGTCGGGTGGGTGCCGGGGGTGCCTGCCTGTCTCCCTTTACAGGGTCGGCTGGGTTTTCGCTGGATTCTGTGCAACCCTGCCCCTATCCTGACGAAGGAAGGGGGGCGGCACGCTGCCGCCCACCGCGACACACACCCACCCACACACACCAATGGCTGACGCATACAAGACGAAGACGGGCACGCTGACCCCTGGGCAGCGGGTCCTCGTTCATCTCAACATCCTGAAGACCCGTCAGGCGGGGCACCCTGTCTGGTCGGTGTCCGGCACCAACGGCAAGGTGATCCAGCACACGGACACCGTGTCCATCGCCTGCGAACGCATCAAGGTCAGCGAGACGAAGCTGGAGCGGGTCAGGGCAGGCGGCAAGAAAGAGGTGTGCCTGTGGGCTGTCGGGACGGTGGTCGCTGACCCGACCCGCTCCACCCAGGGCTGCCCCACCGTGTCCATCAACCCGCTTCACGCTGACCTTGCCGTGATGCCTGACGGCAGCCCCTACCGCGGCGGCGGCGTGCTTCACTTCACCCAGGCGGGCACCCGTCCCGCCCTGTCTGCCTGACCCCTCACCCACACACACGCCATGCCCCACCCCATCGACATGCGCGGTCTTGACCGCGGACGCCAGGCGCAACGCCTCGTCACCTTGCTTCACTCCCTTGGCATCGACCACGGC